TTAATAAAACTCTATACCCGTAATCTTCAATGAGTTCTGGCGCTTCCCTTTAATTCCTTTTACATATTCAAAATGAATGTTTTTGATTGCCATCTTTATGAATTCAGTTTTTAACTCATCTTCCATTAATTCCCAGCCGTTTAGCAATGAATACTTGAAATTTTTAATCTTCTCATAGTTAAAAGTCTTACCCTTATCATTATCCTTGCGCTTTTCATACTCATGTATTTCTTTGTCAATACGACTTATTATTGGAAAAGCTTCATCCTTATCCATCATACCTTCTATAAAAAGTGTTTGACATCTAGCGCGTTCTTTTCGCAACTTTTCAATATCGATGCCGACATCTTCTATTTCTTTAGGTTGGTTTTCGATTTTATATGATGTTAAATCAAATTGTTTTAGATAATTGTAAAATTGTTTTAAAACCTCGCCTTCGTCGATGTTACATGCATTTTTATTTTTAGTATTTTTGCAGTTAGAACAAAAGTATAGTTTAGAATACCAAACTTCTTTATTTTTAGGCGTATGCTTGACTGTGTTTAAAGTCAATTTCTGGTTACAGTTTGGACATAATAGTTTACTTCTGAAAATAGCGTTATGTTTTACGATTGTAGAGTTAGTTTTTTCACTTATCCTTAATTTTATTTCTTCGTATTCTTCTTCACTTATAATAGCTTCGTGGGTGTTTTCGACGAATATGTCACCGAAAACAAGATGACCTCTAGCTACCGGACTCGTTAGAGCATTGCCTATAACTGATCTGTGCCAGTTTTTACCTAAGGGTGCTTTGTATTTAGAGTTGTTCAATTTTATAGTTATTTCTCTTAAACTAGTACCTTTTTTCGCTTCTTCTACTGCAAATCGTAATACTTTTTTATATTCATTAGGCACAAATTTATCGTTTACTCTGTCGTAATAGAAAGGAGGGACAGTTTTAGCTAACCCTTTTCTAGCTGATGCGCGTCGACCCATTGCAGTACGCTCTTGAATTGTAGTACGCTCCCACTCTGCCATAGCACCTACTAATGTTACGAACAAACGTCCCATAGCAGAAGTTGTGTCATATACTTCTGTTGCGCTCCTAAACAACACGTTTTTATTCTCAAACAATTCTAGTATCTCTAGTAAGTCTTTAACACTTCGAGTTAATCGATCTAGTTTATAGACTAAAACCAAATCAAAATTATCTATTTCATTCAACATTTCTTGTAAAGCGGGTCTGTCTTTTTTAGCTCCGGAGTATCCAGCGTCAGTATATACTTTATGAATTTTCCAGTCGTTTATGTCGCTGTAAGCTCTTAATTTTCTTTCTTGTTCTTCGATAGAGTGTCCTTTTTCTTTTTGTTCAAGTGTACTCACTCTAGTATAAATTGCTACTTTCATGTGCTCCCTCCTCAAAATTGGCAAAAAATAATAAGGGTAGGCGAGCTACCCGAAATTTAGTACTAGGTACTAAATGTGATATAATAAAATAAAAAGTAGGTGATGAAATGTGCGTAAAGTTTACTGACGCAGAAATAGCTTATATAAAAGAATCAGTTGAAAATTATAGTAGTGAATTTGATATTTATGACGATGAACAAGAACTTAAATTAAAAATTTATGAACAAATTATGTTAAAAATAGAGTCCGAATACAAGGATATCTATTTATTCCGTCTTATTAATTGATTTACTGTATTCGGTTAATATTCTTTCGTTTTCATCAACGATGTCCTTTAGTGTGTTTAAAAGGAAGTCGCAATCACCTTTGGCTACTGCACCGGCTTGTGAATGGTTGATTATATTTCTCATACTATAAGCAATTTCTACCCGTTTTTTGGTTCTATAATTCACTTTACCCTCTTTAGTTAATTCTCCTAATAATTTGGTGTACATAGTTGAATCGGTGTCTTTATGTTTGATTTTATTCACTTTTTTTAATTTGATTAAAAACGTCTCTATAGCAACAGCAAAGGTTGCTGCAGCTGGCAAATACAACTCCCTTTTATAAGCTTGTAATCCTTGTTCTATTTGATAAGAAAAAGTTATATCATCAACAATCTTTTTCATGCTATTTAAATCTAAGTGGTTGAACGGTTGTATTTCATCATGTGCTTTGTTTATCAATTTCTCTTTCGACTTCGATATCAATGTATTGTAATGATCGTTAGCTAATCGTTTGCCATAATTAAAAAATAAATCTAAATTGTTTTGTATTATTACAGTCCCGATATATTTTCCGTAGTAAATAGACGTGTAATAAATGTAGTTATTAAAATCTAATAATCCGGATTGTTCTTCTACATACTTTTTAGAATCATATATGTATGAAGTAAAGTGTTTAGACAAATGTTTGATATCAGTATTACGAAAATTATATATTTCTTTTAATTTACTGTCATTTGAGATAACAACGATGCAAGGTTCTTCAAAAAAAGATTGATTTAGATAAAATATCGAAATCTTGTAATCGTCTTTTCTCATGAATGGGAAGGCTTCCGGATTACTACTAAACTGATAAATGTATCTGTTTTCAACTACATATTTGTAACCTTCTAAAAAATTACGCAAGTATTCTTTTAAAGTTTTATTCTCTTCCATCCCTCATCCTCCTCGCGCCACATAGGCGTTATTAATCACAATACAACTTTGCCCATTACTTTAATATTACTAAACGAAGCGACTTTGATATCATCATACTTCGGATTTAGAGATACCAAATTAATATAGTCTTCGCATATATCTACACGCTTGATAAGACTTACTCCATCTAATACAACGAGTGCAATTGTACCATCTTTAATAGAATCTTCTTTCTTAATAAAAGCGTATGTTCCTTGTTTTAACATAGGTTCCATTGAATCACCATTAACTAAAATACAAAAATCAGCATTTGATGGCGTTTCGTCTTCTTTAAAAAATACTTCTTCATGCAATATGTCATCATATAATTCTTCTCCTATGCCAGCACCAGTTGCACCACATGCAATATACGATACTAGTTTAGACTCTTTATATTCATCTATAGAAGTGACTTTATTCTGTTCATCTAATTGCTCATTTGCGTAGTTAAGTACGTTTTCTTGGCGGGGAGGTGTGAGTTGAGAAAATATGTTATTGATTTTTGACATTATCGTTTCATCTTGACGTTCTTCATCAGGAACTCGATAAGAATCTACATCATACCCCATAAGCCACGCTTCACCAACGTTCAGAGTTTTAGAAAGTAGGTAAATTCTATCTTGGTCGGGTGATTGTACGTCGTTAATATATTGAGATAAAGTGCTTTTACTTAAAGATATACCTAGTTTCTTTTGATAAGGTTTCGATTTATTAATGATATCTACTTGTTTTAAGTTTCTTATTTTCATAATGTGTTTAAGTCTATTTGAAACTTTTTCTCTCATTTAGTGCACCTCCGTTTGATAACTTCATAATAAAGCTTGTTGAACAAAAATTCAACAAAAAAGTTCATAAATCATGAATTTTTGTATTGACTTGATTCAAAACAAGGTGTAAAGTATAGTTAAGTTCATGATACGTGAACTTGAGAGGAGGTGCTTTTATGTGTTACGACTACTCACGTTTGAGTGGGAAAATAGTAGAAAAGTATGGCACTCAGTACAATTTTGCAATTGCTATGAAATTGTCAGAGAGAAGTTTATCCTTAAAACTCAACGGTAAAGTTGGTTGGAAAGACAGTGAAATATGGAAAGCTATACAACTACTAGATATACCGGTAGAGAAAATACACTTATATTTTTTTAAAGAAAAAGTTCATGTTATATGAACTTAAGGAGGGACACAATGGAACAAATCACGTTAACCGAAGAAGAGTGTGTCGAACAATGCATCAATAAAGACTTAAAACTTTTAGATTATCGAGTTCAACAAATTTTAGAAGGTGTTCTATCAGAAAGTACCACATACGGTGATGCAAGAAATAAATTAGAAACATTGAAAATTATTGCTGAATCTCATTTTAAAACCGAACATGCTTCAGTTATTTACAAATTAGCATTGAAAAAGTTAGACGAAAAAATCAACGCCACTCCAATTAAAGAGTGACGGAAAGGGAGGATTTTAAATGTTTAAGGTTTTAAATGATATAAAAACTTCTTTAAAAAACCATCCTTGGGGTTGGAAAGAGCACTTACCTTATTTGCTGATGTTAACTCTGTCACTTGTGGCTCTGATTCTCGGTGTTCTGTCCGCGATTCTATGATAACAGGCTTTATATAGATTCCTTTGTTGGTAGTGACTTTGATAGTCACATCCCATTCCCATATCACTGGATATTCTTCGAGCAAAAAAGTACATTCAACACTTTCATAAGGTCCTAAAGTAAATGGAATGGAGTAGTTTTTATCTTTATATCGTATAGGTTTGAACGTTTTTTGTTCATTTACTTTATTTTTAATATCAAATTCAACGTCAATAACAGAAATGGGAAACTTTGTGAAATTAATAAATGTTATATCGTTGTAACTTGATTTGTCATCGACCAAGTAATTAAAGCTTCTGGTAGGTATAACATCGATGTTAAGAGAATCTTTCATATAGTCTAAATAATATTTAAGTGCAGTCAGTAAGAAACTAAAAATTGCGATACAAATCGCGATTATGTCCATACTTATCACCTCCTTAGGTTGATAACAACATTATACACGAAAGGAGCATAAACAATATGCAAGCATTACAAACGCAATCAAACATCGGCGAAATGTTCAACATACAAGAAAAAGAAAACGGAGAAATCGCAATAAGTGCAAGAGAGTTATATAAAGCTTTGGAAGTTAAAAAGCGTTTTAGCGCTTGGGCAGAAATTAACTTGAAGCATTTCAAAGAAAATAGGGATTTTACAAGTGTACTTACAAGTACGGTTGTTAATAACGGAGCTGTAAGACAACTAGAAGATTATGCTTTAACACTTGATGTAGCTAAACATGTTGCGATGATGTCAGGTACAGAAAAAGGTTTTGATTTTAGAGAGTATTTCATCCAAGTTGAAAAAGCATGGAATAGCCCAGAAATGATTATGCAACGTGCTTTAAAAATTGCTAACAACACAATCAATCAATTAGAAACA